CTTCCGATCTGGCAGCAGCAGCGGCATCTGCTGCGGCGGCAGCGGCAGCCGCATCAGCATCAGACGGTGCAGCGGGTGCAGCAGGCGCAGCGGGGGCATCTGGCGCAGCGGGTGGGGCTGCTGTATCGGGCGCAGCGGGAGCAGCAGGAGCAGCAGGCGCGGCGGGGGCCGCAGGCGCATCTATAACCGCATCATTGATGGTAGATGGGTCAATTGCCGCAACTTGAGTGCCAATAGTAGGAGCAGCAACAGCGGCAACTTGATCAGCCTTGCCAGTTTCTACGTCGCTAGGTGTAACGTCACTGGGGGCGGTTGCGGGCGTAGCTCCAGCAGGGGCGCTACCGGGCGTTGCCCCACCGGGGTTTGCTCCACTTCCGGGCGCAGCACCGGGGCCTTCGCTAGGCGATGAACTTTGGGACGGACCCGCAGGAGCTGCGCCAAATGCCCCGGTCTCGCCGCCAATTGTGCCGTCGTTTGCTGCTGTGCCAGAGAGACCGCTGGCACCGATTCCTGCACCAAAGGCACCTGTCTCGCCACCAATAGTTCCGTCACTTGCAGCCTGCCCAGACGGGGACGCGCCGGGAGCCGCACCAAAAGCCCCAGTTTCGCCGCCAATGGTTCCGTCTGCCGTAGCTTGTCCCGACGGGGCAGCGCCGGGTGCTGCACCAAATGCCCCGGTCTCACCGCCGACAGTTCCGTCTGCCGCAGATTGTCCAGATGGTCCCGCGCTAGGCCCAGCGGATGGCCCAGCACCAGATCCACCAGATGTTTGCCCAGATGGTGCGGGCGGTGCTGTTTGCTGCTGTTTTTGTTGTTCTTGAATTCTATCAAGGCCTTTTTGAACAGCTTCATCTTTTGGCGTTTGTCCTTTGTAAGCTGGGGGAGAATTAAAAAATGTGTGGGCACCAAGTTCTTGAACATTAGTTGCGCCCTTAGCGCCCACACCTGTCCATTGATTAAAATCAGTAGCCTTTCCAACGGGGCTTGGGATGCTGCCACTAAGAACGCCTTGCGCTGTCGAAAGAGCTTGATTGGCAATACCTTTAGACTGTGGATCTGTGCCCTTCATAATTGAATTGGCAGCTTTGTTGTTATAGCCCAAAAATTGGCCGGGTTTACTAAGTTGAGATTGAAGGGTTTTGCCATAATTGCCATAGTTGGAAACAGCACGATTCCCAGCAACAGCGCCAACCGCTGCCATGCCTTTAGCGCCCTGATTGCCAGCCTCGCCAGCCATCATGTTCGCCATTGCGTTAACGTCGTTCTGCGTATATGGGCCATATGGCCCTACACCTATGACTTCGTTGCCGGTGCCTTTGTCAGCAATGTTGGAAAGCGTGGCGTCAGCCTTGCCGGGGCCTATGCTTGTTGGCGAAGTGTTGAGGTCTATGACGCTAGGCATTCCTGTGGGCGCAGATGATTTGCCATAAGTGCCAGTAAGAAGATTTCCTGCATTAGGTAAATTTGCACCAAACATATTGGCAACACCTAATGCTGTGTTAAGCGGTCCAAGGCCGGGGACAAAACCAACAAGAGTGTTAATCGCGGTTGAAGCAGGATTTGCTACAGCATTGTTAAAAGCATTTGAAATTGGATTTGTGCTTGGCTGGGCTTGGTTCGTGGTGAGATCAATTACACTCGGGATGCTTGTATTCTGCTGCTGGCTCGCAGGCATATTTGCATACGAAGATGCAAGGCCATCGCCGCCGCCACCGCCCGGCAGCCGAGACGCAGAGGCATTAGGGTCAACAGGTGCATCTTCAGCTTTAGGCGCGGGCTTCTCTTCGGGAGCCTTTTGCCCCGGAGGAACATAGGATCTTTGCAATTCAGGAATCTGCGGGAGATCGCGGTTGTTCTGGTAGTTTAACCCTGTCTGTAATTGGTTGAAGGCAGCCTGACCGTAATCAGACTGGCCCCTGTCGCGCGAAAGCATGGAATCCGCAGACGCATTCAAGTCGCGCCATTGAGACAATGCATCGCCGCCATTAGCAAATCGCTGACGAGCAATGTGGACGGCATTCAGTATGTGCTTGTCCCGATTCATCAGCGCACCTTGGTCTAGCGTCCACGAGTTAGTAGATGGTGGATGATTTCAAGCGCTTTGTGAAGCGCAGCATCCTTGCCGCCATTGCCTGCCGCAGCCTTTGGAGCGCCGCCGCGAGCTTCTGCCTGACGTTCAAACATCTCAGGACGTTGGGCACGAAGAGCCTTATCGGCGCGGAAGAAGTCCGCAGCGCTCTCGCCACTTCCAAAGTTGACGCCTTGCCCGCCTTTTTTAACAACAAGGTCGCCGGTGGATTGATACTCTGGGCCGCCGCCAAATATGCGAGAAAGCAAGCTTGCAGTTTCCCCTCGCGGAGCCTCGACGACGCGCGACGGTTGCGTAAGTTCACGCCTTGCTACAGGCCGCGCGGCAGCAGCGGGAGCCGTAATGCCCTGCCCTGAATCCATCAGCCCGCTAACTTGAGTGGCCGCACGGGCTAGTTCTCGCTGATTTGGCGTTCCATAAGTTTCGCCAGAAATGCTCCCATCCATAGGAAAGGCAGGCGCGGTAGAGGGCTGAGCGGCAGCGGCGGCAGCAGCGGGGGGAGACCCACCCTGATCTTCGCGCATGGTACTTTCAGCATATCGTTGCGCAGGACTAGCGGCGCTGGCGCCACCAAAAGATGGAATCCTTACATGCGTTGGCAATCCAACGGCTAACAATGCACGGTCAATGATGCCGGGCTGGTTTGCGGATGGCCTTTCTCCATAATCCTGCGCATTGCCGGGGCGAGGTATTGGCAATGATTCACGCGCAATGTTGGTTTCTTCTTCCGTCATAGGATTTGAAAATCTAACAATGTTATTTCCGCTAGGGGTGCTATAGCGCGTGGCGGGAGCGCTAGGCATCACAATAGAACCTGTAACAGGATCAAATTGCACCCGATCACGGGCAGGCAACTCATTTGCCGTTTCGCTATAATTGGGCAATTCGCTGCGAGTACTATCCAAATCGCGGGGATTTTTTTGATAAAATTGCTGGTTCCTTACTTCTTCTTCAGCGCGGCGCTCCATCTCTTGCTTTGCCATTGACAAGGCTTCGCCGGGAGTAAAACTGCGCTTCAAATAGAAATTGAAGAGGCGGTTTTCTGTGTCCATCATTTCTGCGCGATTAGCCATCACTCACCTCCAAGGGGACGAGGCGTCTGTACGCCCTGCATGCCCATTTCTTCTTGCCGGTCAATGTCCTGCATCGCAGGCTGGATCAACGGCTCAATCAAACCCGCGCTCTCAGGATGAACCGACAGGTTTTGAGCAAGATCTACAAGTTGAATTCGCTCACGCGATGTGCGGTCAGCCGACTTGCTCCGTAATTCCTGCTCGGCAAGGTCTAAACTGTTCTGCGCCTTGATCATGTCGATCTTGGCTTTCATCAAGTCAGCCTGACCCTTCATCTCAGCAGCATGCGCCTTTGTCTGCGAATCCATCATGGAGGCTTGAGCCTTCATTTCGTTCGTCTTCATCAGAGACTGCGCCTGAATCAGTTCTGGCGGCGGGCGCTGCTGGGCCTGCTGCGGCGCAAGGAACTGCTCAGGATTGCTCCAGCCGATGGCCTTCAACGCTGCCGTGTCGATGGCAATAGGGTCATACATCGAGGGGCTTGCAGCCTGTAACTGCTTCAACGCCATCACCTTCATGAGGCGCTGCGTATGACTGGCCGTGTTAGGATCAGCTTGCGGGATCAATTCGCAATCGTTGAGCGCCTGCACAAAGGTCTGCTCGCTCCACGGGTAGGATGGCTTGCCCTTGCGCTGCCAGAAGCTTTCCGGGTTCTCACGGAAACAGCGGGCCAAAAGCTGAAACTCTTCGGCCTGCGCGCTATGCATACGCTTGTGAACCGCATTCAGGATCTTCGTAGCCTGCTCGATCATAGCGAGGGTAGTGCCCACAGGGGCGTCTGCTCGACCCTCCCCCACGGCCATCTCTGCCGTTCCACCAACACGCGCACCAGTTGACGCCATGTTGTCAGCAAGCGTCATGAGGCCGCTGCCTACGTCCTTGTAGGGCAACGGCATGATCGCCTGATTGATTGGGAGCCCGCCGGTCTTGACCAACGCGCCGCCGCCGGGAGGCACACGGAAGATGTTTGTGTTCTGCCTTGCACCCATATCCGCCATGAGGAATCCGGGGAAGTTGGCGTACATGCCAGCATCCAGCATTTCACGCCATGCAGCCGTCAGCGCATTGGTGGTGTTGCCAAGGATGTGCAGAAGACCGAGGTCGTAGAACCCCATGCCCGGCACAAACGTGTACTTCACAAAGTTCTGGCGGGATGTCGGGAGTTCAGCGTCGTCCTCATCAAAGTTGCGGACAATTGATAAAATCTCCTTGGTGGAGACATCAATGGTCACGCGATATGGGATCTCAAGGCCGCTGATCTTCTTCTTGTACTTGTGTTCGAACCCACCAATGTCGAGTTCGCAGTAGCACTCGTAGATCTCACGATCACGGTCTTCCGGGTTGAAGCTGTCGCCAGAAATACCTTGCTGTGAGTTCTTCTCGCGCTGCACACTGTCAAGGTCAATCGGCTTGGGGTCGGACAGATCAATGTCGCGATAGACACCGAGGATCTGCAAACGCTTCACCGTTGATGGCCGCAATTTGGTGCGGTGCGTCACACGCTTTGCATTGCGAAGATCGGTAGCGCTGTTGCTCACGATCAGGTCATCGGCATCCACGCTCTCGCTCACCGGGCGATTTCGCAGCGGGCAATAGTAAACCTTCTTGAAACTTGTGCCACCAAAGCCAAGCATCAACAGCATGCGATCCGTATCAGGGTAATACTCGCTCGCCACCGCTGTCAGGTAGTGGTTCATGTCCTTCTCAAGGGCGTTACCCAACTGATCCTGCTCAACGGTAGACGCTATGGAATCATTGCGGATCTTTACAGGGCCATCGGTGGGCAGCATCTCGCTGCGGGCGTTTGCTTGGAACCGCAGCACTGCTTCAAGCAGCAGCGGGTGGCGGATGCGGGACATGCCTTCCACCGGAGCGCCATCAGTCGCCCCCTGCAAGCCGGGGATTTCGATCTTCAAGCCCAGCAGCTTGATGCCCTGTGCACGATCCTCAATCCATTCGCGGCGGCTCTCAATGTCGTCGCTGATGCCGCGTGTCAACTCATCGGCAATGCGGGTCAGTTCACCACCGTCAATGTCATCTACAAGGTTGGCAAACCACTCACGGGCACGTTCAGCTTCAGACTCTTCCCCGCCGATACCTTTACCGTTCAACGAAATTGAAATCGACCCATCGGGGTGCTCAATGCGAAGGATGTTGCCCTTGCTGTCCTTGTCAACCTCAGGCGCGTCATCGTCAACTTGAACCACAAGATCGTCGTCATTAGACGCGATGTTGGGCATCTCCGGGGCTAACTGGCGAATGTTGGGCACAAGCCCCGGCGTCATAGGCATTGGTTATCCCTTTGAAATCTCTTGGCTTTCCATCTCCGCGACGAACCGCCGAATGCCTTCTTGCGCGGCTATTGTATCTGATTGAGCCATAATTTCATAGTGACGAACGTAGTCATATGGGTCTTGGCCCCACACCTCAACGCGGAAGTTCCCAATGCGCACTGGCGTATTAGGAGTGATCACATCGACGGTTGCGCTTGCTAGTACTTGCGGCATTTGAATCCCCTTTTATGGGGGCAATATAGCACATAATTGACTAATGGAAGGAGATGTACCCCGTTGCCTCTTTTACAAAGCTTCCATCTTTCGATTTGGCCGACACGGGGCACATCGGCGGAATTTGCGCGGTGGGCTGGGCGAGGGCTCCAGCATCTCAGCTACCTGTCGCGCAACAGGGCCTCACCGGTCTCCCCGGCCACCACGATTTAAATACCATAAAGTGACGGCGGCGCAGAGCCAATATGCTGCATTTGGCCTTCAAGTTCAGCAGTAAACTCATCGCCGCGCACTAGTAGCCCGATTTCACGCAGATGACGCAACGCCATGCTCACCGTGTCAACCAAGTCGTCATGCTTGCCCTTTGGGAACGTGCTGACCTGTGTGATGACCTGATCGGCCCATGTCCTGTCTGGCGCAAAGACCAATCCCTCTGCAAACAGGTGCTGTACCGAGTAGAGCCGTGAGAGCTTGTCTTGGCTTTTCGGGTCCACAAGTTGCACAGCCCAATCTTCATGTCCGTAGAGCCTGCGAATCTCCTGCGCCACACTGATGCCAGCCGCTTTGTTTTCAATGAGGATCTTGTCTACCTTGAACTTCTTCATGCTCTCGGAGACTTTTAACACCAACTCGTGAAGTTCCAACCGTTCCTGCCAAGCGTACAGTAGCATAACTTTTGGATGCTCTTCGGTGTAAGTTCGCTTGATCATCGAGATGGTTTCGGAATCGCGGCCAATCACCCGGTTGGCAATTGCAGTCTGATTACCCCCTGAGAACACGCCATATACCGTGAGGGCGCTGTAGTCATTCTCAGTCTTGGTTGTATATGCGGTATCCAATGATGCGATCACATAATCAAGGTTGGGAAAAGTGTCCTTCTCCCAAAGCTGCCACCACTCCCGCTTGATGACGCCGCCACCGGCTGGCTCAGGCCGTTGTTGAAGCTGCCCAGCGGACTTGTAAGGCCCCATCTCGCGTTCAAGGCTCTTGACCTCTGGCTCACCAAAACGTTCGGGCCACAGAAGCTCCCCAGCCTCAACACGAGGGTCTTTCCAGCCGATCACCGTATGGAACGAACGTTCCGGCTCATACCGCATCGGCAGGCATAGGTGCGTCCACTCCCCGTGATCCTTGCCCAAAATATGCCCGGTCAGATCTTCTTCACCAAGGCGCTGTTGGATCACAACGAACGCACCCGTCTTTGCATTATTGAGCCGGGTCGAGAGCGCCCCATCCCACCATTCGATGGTGCTGGCGATGGTGGCCTCTGAGAAGGCTTCCTGCGCGGCGTTAGGATCATCAACTACAATGATGTTTCCGCCTTCACCCGTTAGCGATGAGCCCACCGAGGTGGATAGCCGGGAGCCGCCCTGATCATTGTCAAAGCGGGTCTTCGTGTTCTGGTCAGCCATAAGCTGGAACCGATCACCCCACAAACCTTGATACCAAGGGCTCTCAATCAGACGGCGGCACTTCGTTGAATCACGCAAGGATAGGCTTTGGGCATAGGACGCATGCAGGAATTGGACACCCGGCCCGCTGGTGTCGCTCTTATGCCTCTGCGCCCATGTGAACGCAGGGAAGGCTACGGAGGTTAGGGACGACTTTGCGCACCGAGGTGGTATGTTGATGATGAGCCGCTTGATGTCGCCGTCTACGACCGCCTGAAGGTGTTCTGCGACCGCTTCAATAGGCCAGCCGTGGGCGAACGGCGCAGGGTCAATGTATCGCCACCCGTTCATCAGGAACGCATAAAGCGAATCCTCGAACTCGGCGCGGTCAAGATCGCGTAGCTGCTCTTCAATGGAGATCGTCTTGCCGTCAAGCTGGAGGATCTTCATTTGCTTGCCTTAGCCCAGCACTTAACAGGCAGCCGGGTGAACGTGAGATACTTCTTGCCGGTGTCGGCATCGCGCCAGCAATCGAGATAGGCCCGCACCGAGTGCGTAATGCGGCGGGTAAATATTACGTCGCCGTCAGCCTCCTCGTAGGCATAGCCGTTCGCGTCGTCTAGCTCCGGGCGACGGAGCCATCCGTAGCGATAGTGCCAGCCACTGGAGACGTAGGTGTCGTCTGTCATGCTGTTATCGTACCACATTTGACCAACCGCCCAAAATCCAGATCGTGATGGAGTTCCCAAACATAACCTTCGGGCGGCTGGAAGCCATAGGCATGAACGACCATGCCCGGAATCCACAAGCCCAGCATCAGGCGGGCCTTCCAGCGGCGCTTAGATAAGTTTTTACGGCGCACGCAATTCCTCCAGTGCTTTGCGGGCAATCTTGCCAAAGTCTCCAACAAAAACCGTCTTTCCGGTCAACGCATCTTCTTGAATGATCTCCCGCAGCGCCGCCTCAAGCTTCTCGATGCGGTCAATTGCTGTCTGCATGACCCATTTTGTTTTATCAACAACGCTTTTAGCGGCATCGTCTTGATCTCCCCAAAAGTTCAATCCGGGGATTACCAAATTCATGTTATGGCGCAAATCATCAACCATCTTTCCCCTCCAGTGCTTTGCGGGCGTAGTCTTCAATGCAACACCCGCAGTCCTCGTAAAACCACTGACCATGTTCGCAGCGGTCGTGCTTTGATGATTGCCCATCATCGCGAAACGGGATCTTGACTGTGCGGGGTATGTCCCCTTCAACGATATTCCGCAGCGCCGCCTCCAGCTTCTCGATGCGGCTGGCGGCAACAGATGCAGCCGCAATCCAACAGGATTGACGATCTTCGCCAAGCTCATCCCATGTCGGCAGTGGCTTGCCATCAAAGGTCTTGCCGCCAGCGCGAAAGGCGTAGGCGTCCCACATGCGTTTTGCTGTTTCCATTGCATCACCCTTTATCGGCTGGACCAAAGTTGCCGTCCATTTTGGCAACGCGCCACCCTTTCCAAGGACGCCCTCATCGAAGGCCAGACTGTATAATTCCGCCAGCAACTCTTTTTTGTCTTCTCGCAGTTGTCGGTTCTCTTTTTTCAACCGTGTTATTTCCGAGATAGCATTGTAGCTTGCGCCTTGGTCAGTCATGTTTTTTCTCCAGTAACTGCGGCGCGCCCATTTTCAAGGCCGGTCATATACACCGCCAAAAGCGCCTCTTGAAACGTCTCCCCGGCGTTGGACGCCTCCGTGAACACACTGGTGGCGAGACCACCAAGGCACTGCTTTGTCCCGAGGGGCATCGTGAGACGAGTAAGCGTTCTCGGTTTCATGCCGCGCCGCATAAGCCGAAAATCAAAAGCGTCAACCACCGGCTGTTTCATCTTCCCCCTCCAGTGCTTTGCGGGCGAACATTTTTAATGCTTCAGCATTTGGCGGTGCTGGCATTTCACAATGCACGATGATCGACCGCAGCGCCGACTCCAGCTTTTCGATGCGATCTGCTGCATCTTCAAGCAACCCCCATGTGCTTTCGCCGTAGTCCCATTTGCGCAGCCGCTTCACAAGATCAGTCATCTTTCTTCTCCACTGGTGCGGGGCCGCAGAAGATGTTGTGCGACCATTCATTGCATTTGGGGCAGACCATCTTCTCAATGAGAACAGCCGCGTCCATCATCGGCATTGGCAGCTTCAAGGCAAACCATTCGTGGCGGCATGAGCCGCAGTAGACGAGCATGTCGTTTGGCTCATCAGACATCACTCATCCCCCTTCTTAGGCGGCGCAGGCAAAGGCATCCAGTGGGTTACACAATGCTCACCTTCTTCGCCATCGTGACAAATTAACGATGACCCACAAGCATCCCAATACGGAGAACCATCATATGCGCGAGACGCTATAAAATAATCATAGATAGTGTTTTTGTATTTATCATTGTCCTTCTCCCATTCGAGTGGAATGTATTTAGCTGCAATCAAAATGTCAGTTTTGATTGGCGCGGTGTCGATTGGTTGCCATTCAGTCATCTTTCTTCTCCTTCTTCTTTTCAACAATCGCCCTAAGCTTTTCAACGTACCAATCCCAACGGCACGATGCGCGATCCTTCAGCTTCTCTATCTTGTCTGCAATGAACAGTTCATGCCCATCAAGAAGACGCTTATTTAGCGCCATGTTGGCAATGACTTCCCAATCTGCTTGGTCTTGTCTGGCTTGTTGCGCTGCAAGACGCACTCCGTCATTGATCCCCTTTATGGCCCATCCTATTGCATCCTCATCTTTCTCAATGGTGCGACAAACATAAAGATAGAATTGAGCCTTTTCCTGTTCAGTCATCTTTCTTCTCCATCAGTTGCTTTAGCTTTGCTTTGTTCTCATCATCCAGATAGTAGCCCACACCCCGCCAAGTGTTGATCTCAATGCCGTAGGGCTTAAGGCGCTGACGCAGCTTCCACACCGCCACCTTGGTGCGCAGGGTCTGGTGCATCTCGCCTTCGTAGCGGTTGTATTTGCCGTGATCCTCAGACACATGGTCAAGATACGAGTAGGTTGCCATCGGGCGCTTGTTGATCGCCAGAAGCAGGGCAAGCTGCTGGCGGCTCAGGATGTTGAACAACACACCATCCACATGCGCCATGTCTTCGCGGTACTGGCGAACCTCCTCCTCCAACGTGGCGATGCGGTCGCGGAGGTCGCGTATGGTATTGTCGTCGCTCACGAACGCGCTCCCCGCCAAACGCTGTCAACGACCTTGCTAACCTCATCGCGCGCCGCAGCATCATGGATATGCTTGAACGCGAGATCCTCTATCTTGCGTAACGCTGTCTCCATCTCATCAATGATCTTCTCAGCCTGTAAGTACTGTTCGTGCCAACGCTGCTCTTGCTGTTCCCAATAGTGCGCCATCTTCATTTGTTTTGCTCCTTGTTATGCAGGAACAATGTAAACCCGTGGCTTGCGGTTATCAATACCAAACTTTAACAATTCACAGCGGCATCAGCCCGGCAGATATGGAGGCCGGGCATAGGTTGTGTTCTTCTCAGCGCGGACATCCTGATTCCGCCAGCACCAGATCTCGCCGTTGTCTTGGAAGCATGTCCAAATCAGATCATGCTCTGGGCCGTAGTCGATCAGGACATGGGCCATAGCCTTGCCCTTCGGCGTCACCACAGGCAGCGGCGGGTTGAGTTGCAGCATTGTGCTGTTCACATCATTCTCCATTGTCATAAGTAGTTAGGCAATCGTCTAACTTTGGCCCATCTGGGATTGGCATCCAATGGGTGACATCTCCCAGCCAGCTATCGGCAGCGTTGGTCCAGCCCGCGCGCCTTAAGCCGACATACCATGCAGCCGTCTGGAAGAAGCCGTCATCGTAGACAAGCACTGCCGTCCCATCCCGTGGCGCTGTCTCGATTGGTTGCCACAGCGGGCGCTTGCAACTGGCGCAGATGAACCGGCGCTCCTCGATCCTGCGCTCCCAGCTAATAGAGCCGCAGTGGCACTTGGCGGGCGTAGGCTCAGTCATTTGGGAGCCTCCGGTACGGGCATCCAATGGGTGGCAAGAGTCACGTCAGGGTCAAACAAGCCGCCATTGGCGCAATACCAATTCTCCTGCTCCTCATCCCATTCAACGATCTCAACCTGTAATGGGTCTTTGCCGTCACCGAGAACCCATTTTAAAGCGGCCAAGATCGGCGGACCTTTCTTGGGAGCAGTATCAAAAGGCTGCCACAAGTGCGGCGGGCGCACATGCCACCCAAGAGACTTGATAGCTCGCTCAATGATGTCGTTATTGACAGCACCGCCAGCTTTCGTAATTGCCTTGTTAAGGCTGTTTACCAACTTGTCACTCATCTGCGTTCCCCTCTGGTTGCCCCTGCGCGGCCAGCAGGATGGCTCTGAGAGCGTCCCGCTGATCTGGGTCAAGCGAGGCGCTATCGATGATCGTATGCTGCTGCATCTGGATCGGAGCGCCATCTTTGCCGGTCACTTCCGTCTTCGTTCTAGGTCCATATACGCGAGACGCAATGCGTTCCGCATTCCATTGTTCAAAGCCCAACTCGATCTTGAACCAAGTTGGATCGTCTTTATTTTTTTTTGCATCCTTAATCGAAAGGCGAAGGTCAGACAGCCGTTTCTCCATCATGGCTTCACGCGCGCGTGTACATAATGTGTCAAATTCTGGATACTGATCCTTCCACCGATAGATTTGCCCACGGTTAAGCTCAAGATACTTGCAAGCCTCAACCATATCCATGCCTGCGACTAGGCACTCGTAGATCTTCTCCGAGATCTCCGGGCCATACTCGTGCTTTGCTGGGCGACCAACGCGACGTTTGATCGCTTCAACAACCTCCGGTGTTTCGCTTGCCTTCTTGATTATCTTACTCTGTCTCGGCATCTGGTGCCTCGTTCCCTATGACATCCCATCCCATACGCCCTATGCGAGCGAACATCTCTAACTTGGGAGTTGTGGGGTATAATGTCGAGATCATGTCTGCGAAGAACGCTGGCTTTTCACTGTGACGGCCAAGTGGGAGTTCGATGACCGATGGGGGTTGAGTGCCCATTGCCGGGGCGGGAACTTTGCCCTTTGTACCGATCAGGAGCATTTCGTGCTTGTTGCGGGTCCAGTAGCCCGTGCCGATGCGGTCCTTGATCCAGACGATGTGCGACTTGTACTCGAAACCCCATGTGTCCAGTAGGTCTAGCGCTTCGGGTAACATCGGGACCGTCGCCCACATGAACATCACGCAGTCGTCAGCTGCTGGGACATCGAGCGTCAGCATGTCGAACATGCTCATGGTCGGGTAGTGGTTATCGGCGCTGCGATCCATGCCGTTCTCGGAGAATGTTTCGTACTTCCACGGCGGATCGGCATAGATGACCCCGTAGAGCTTATCGACGCTGTGCATGGTCTGGATGATGGTGCGCTCGGCTAAGTCTTGTTCCTTCTTCTGCCGGGCGATCTTCTTGATGGCCTGCTCTGGCTTGGGGTCAGCGATGACTTGCGCCTGCTGGTCCGGGCTCATGTCGGCTATCTTGGCGGCTACAGAGACAGCGATCTGACCATTGTCCACAGCCTCAACAAGCTCCGCAGACCCTTCCTTCAAAACCTTCTTGGCGCTCTCAACCAAGCGGGTTCCGACATTCATCCTCGCCGCAGCTTCCTTAGCCGTAAGTCCGCTGATTTGCGGACTTTCTTTCTTCGGCCTTCCCATCCCACGAAGGGCAGCAAGCTTGCCGCCAATCATAGCGCGCTGGGATTCGTCCAAATGCCTGCGGCTAAGGTTGAGGGCTATGACATACCCGAGAGCGTCTTCACCCTCGAACTCTTCAAAGCTTGGCTCAATGCCAAGGTTGATGCAGGCCCTATGCCTATGGCGACCATCGAGGATCTTGCCCTCGTAAAGCGTGATTGGGGTGAGGAGCCCGTGATCTCGGATGCTATCGAGCAGGCTCAAGAACTGGTCTTCCGGCATCGGCGGGAAGAGCTTACAGAGATCGTGGATCTCAAGGTCTGTGGTTTCGTTGGTCATACTGTCCCCCTAAATGAATGGGGACGCTGTGAAGCGCCCCCGATGATGTTAGACAATCTCAGGGAAATCTCCGTCAAGCTACCGGCCCCGCGACCGGCTTGTGCTGATTTATCAGCAACTTAGGATAACTTAGCTACCTGTTAAGTAAAACCCTAGGTTTACAGTTTCCCCCAGAAAAATGTGCTAATATCTAGCAACTCGCACCCTTTGGAGTCCGTCATGCAGATCAATCGGGTTTCCCCATCCATCCTTCAGGCGCTTGGCTCCAAGGCGCAGCCTGTGCAGCGCCCGGCCCCTGTGCAGGGAACGCCCCCGGTGATCCGGGAACGCTACTCGGAAGATCCTGCGGTTGCTGCCGCCATCGCCGAGATGAATGCCTATACCGGCATCGGCAAAAAAGCTAAACGGTTCTAGTCTCTAGCGATTTTGCCAATTCGGTTTTTCGCAATTGCAAAGTATTCGCTGTTCATTTCAATTCCGATAAAGCCAAACGCTTCAAGCAAAGCGCCCTTGCCTGTGCTGCCGCTTCCCATAAACGGATCAAGAACCGTTCCACCCGGCTGCGTCACAAGACGGCAGAGGTAGCGCATGAGGTCGGTGGGTTTGACCGTCGGGTGGTTATTGGTCTCGCCACGATCCTTTTTGGCTGTCTTGGCGCAGTAAAAGAAGCGGGCAGCGGAGCCGGTGCTTTTTTCATATTGTTTTGGGTCTTTGTACTCCGAATG